AGCCATCCAGTCAGTCTCTTGCAGTAAGCTATCACGTTTAGCTCTGACGTTATTCTCTGCCGTGGCTTGTTCCATGTTCTGCACAGTGTGAGCTACTTCCCACTCGTTACCATACAGCGGTTGCCCTACCTGATCTGTATCAACTTCACCTGTATCAGGGTCAGTGCAGTCAGCTTCAGTCTTCATGCGGATGACTTCCCGTGTAGGCGTACCACGCACAAGTGTCTGCACTAATGGGTCATATGAAGGCTTATCTAATTGAGTAACCTCATAGACTCCATACCTACGCAAGATCGTGTTAGGTATCTGCGCAGGGAAAGATGTGTTTGCATTGTCACGGCGAAATTGTCCAATCGTGTATGGAAATTGATCGACATTACCGTTTGTAAGTTTTACGAACATGGTTTCTCCTTAGAACTGCAAAATTAAATAATCAGTATCATACCCTTGTGAGTAGGTATTATTGCTATGTGGTAAAGTTGCTGTAACTGTTGTTGTTTCCGTTTGAATGTTAGAAGCCTGAACATCAACGTTTGTTAATGTATTGCCAGATGAGGCAACCCCAATGGGAGCTAGTGACTGCGACACACTTAGCGTTATGGAGGCTGTAGTGAGGTAGTTTGCACTAGCATGTGCATACCAAATAAACGCATTCCTTGGTACACTTACACTAACAGTTTTTGGACTTGGGCTTGTAGAGGTGTTAAATGAATAGTTTTGTTTACCATTTGTAACTGTGGGCTGCACTGCACTATCCAACATAAATGCTGATATAGATATAGCTACTGCTGCATTGCCTGAACCCGTGACAGCAGAAACGGTAGAACCTGTAGAAACATTTTCCAAGTAATAAACTTCGTGGTGATTAACGAGTGACGAATCTGATGCTGTTACATCGTAGCTGGCAATCTTTGTTGCACTGGTGCCTCCTACTGTAAGTGTTGCTGAAGAGTTGTCTCCACTAGAAGAACGTGCTCTTGAACGTCTTACAATAAATACACAAGCACTATTTGCCGTTATGTTTAATGACCCACTATAAGCTGTTTGACCAGCCCCAATACGAGTTCCAATATCTATATCTGCATCATCTATTACTACTGGTATAACCAACGATCCAGCACCAGAGGCACCCATCTGCATTAAACGTGATACACTCATGCCATTGCATCCCCTGCTTGAAAGCCTTGGTAGGTAGTTCCACCATCGTCCGTGTAGAATACCAGTACATCTGTTTCACCTATAGCTGGACCAGCAGGGGCTATGCCATTAGGGAACTTTACTGATGAGGGATATGTGAAGGTGGCTGTTGCTGTGGAGCCTGTGGTGTATTGGTAGACGGTGTCGCTTGTTACACCAACCATATACATCTTTGAACCATCAGATTTAAACGCAACACCAAATGGATCATCTTGTCCAGCTAGTGAAAAACTCTCATTAGCATAAGATAATGTACTTACATCCCACGCTGTACTGAGAGAATACTTATAAACAGCATCATTTGCTGTATCGCAAACAAATAAAGACGTTCCATTTGGAGTAAAGAATATGCTCTGTGTGTTTGTTCCTTGGTTTGAAAATGAAAACGATACACTATCATAACTGCCAGTTGAGACATCAAACGCTGTGCTTAATGAATACTGATATATTGTATCAGTACCGCCATCACAAACATATAATTTTGTCCCATCAGATTTAAACTCTATCCCTGTTGGAGTGCCTGCTTGACTGCCAACATATAGGCTTTTATTGTCTGTCGAAGCCGTTGATATGTCATATGCTGTACTAAGAGAATACTGATAAACTGTATCAGTACCGCTTCCTACATAATAAATCTTTGTCCCATCATTATTAAAAGTAAAATCTCTTGGAGTAGTTTCACCTGATATACTTAAACTTTTTGAAGCATAACTTGCGGTAGATAAATCCCACGCAGTGCTTAATGTATATTGGTATATTGCGTCAGTAACACTCCCAATAATATACATGCTCGTTCCGTCATCATTAAATCCTATATTATTAGGGACTGTTTCCTGCGAAGCCACACTAAAACTTACACTATCATAACTTGCATTTGCCAGATCATAAGTCTCACCCACATTCGCACCAGTAAGTGCCAAAGCAAAACCTGCTGCTGTGCCTGATGCTGGGGCGTTACTGAAGGCAAACGTGGTGTTGGCTGAAGGAGTGTGGCTGAAGTAGTTGCCTGTGGATAAATCAAGGGTAGTGGCTGTGCCTGTGCTGTATTGAAAGATGGTGTCGTTACCTGTTCCCACGATATACATCTTAGAACCGTTCGAATTAAAAGCGATGCCGTGTGGGTCTGTTTCTTGAGAGGCTACACTATATGCACTTACAGGAGATGCACTAAGGGTAGATATATCATAGGCAGTAGATAAAGAATATTCCAGCACATGGCTTGCATATGAACCACCATTGTTGCCTATAGTAACAAACAAAGAAGTTCCAATAGAGTTAAACAACAAGTCCATTGCATCTAAATTTACAGACGCAGTTGTTGCGCTACCAGCCGTTGGCAAGTCATAATTTGTGCTTAGAGGAAACTCTTTGATCGATGATAAACCGTTGGTAGGTGATGAAACAGTATAAGCCTTACTTCCATCAGAGTTAAATACAAAACCCCGCAACAAATCAGAGCTTCCCGTCGAGATTGAGTGGGTTGTTGAGCTTCCAGCAGTACTTAAATCCCACGGTGTGCTTAATGGGTATTTTCTGACTTCATCTGAACTAAAAGGAACATAAACTAAAGTGCCGTCGGGCTTAAAAGTAACACCTTGTGAATCAGAAAGGCTTAAAGTTGCATCAACACTACCAGCCGTGCTTACATCAAAAGCAGTAGTCAACGAGTACTCGTATATGCCAGCACCAAACTCAGATACAAACATTTTAGTTCCGTCTGACTTAAATGTAACACCTGTTGGAGCGTTCCCTATGCCTGTGCTATGACTCACACCATCATAACTAGATACAGCAAGGTTATATGTACCAGTACCAGCCGTAACTGTACCCACACTCTTAGCCTTTGGTGCTGAGAATACGCCACCGCTGTAACTGATGTCTAAGCTCATGCTAGTGCATCTCCTACTTGAAATCCGTAATACGTTGTACCGCCGTCAGTCGTGTAGAATGTGTACACATCAGTCTCGCCATTAGCAGGTGCTGTTGGGGCTGTGCCGCCTGCCCATTTCACTGATGAGGGCCAAGTAATTGCCACTGTAGCTGATGGTGTGACCTTCAATGTAAAGTCATATGCACTGCCTGTAGTGGGTGGATTGCTAAAAGTGTAAGCTACATCACCAGAAGGTGCATGATTAAAGACGTTACCTGATGTTGCACTTACAGTTGTGCCTTGATCTGAGAATGCTGCAGTGGGTGCAGTGAAGTTTGAAGTGTAACGAGCTACGCCGTTGGTAATACGAAGATCATCTATATAGCCTTTAAATGAAAGCGTAGAACTTCTGCCAGTATTACCACCAATGTAACCAGTATGAGAAGGAACATTATAAGAATAAGTTGCAGTTCCAAGTGACGCACCGTCGAGATAAAAGGTTACTGTGGTTCCTGATCTGACCACCGCTACATGATACCATTGACCTGTTGATTTTGTTCCAGAATAAATAGACGTACCGCCAACATTTAATCTAAATTTATTTGCCTGTCCATTAATGTCATATTGTGCTGTTACTCTATTTGATGAAGAAGCATCATCAACAACAACAAAAAATGCTGGGAAAGATTGAACTTGTGCGTTTGGATAAATCCACGCCTCATATGTAAAATCCCCAGTTCCAAAGCCCGTGTTAGTAAAAGATAATTGATCACCCGTTCCATCAAATTGAATAGAACCTGTGCCAAACTTTTTAACGGCTGTATCTATTTGTGTATTACCACTAACAGTCATAGAGACTGAATTAGAACTACTGTCAGTAATAGTCGTACTACCGCTCGTACCATCGCCATGCAGCAGTAACTCAACATTAGCAAAATTAGGATCACCTATAGTGGCTGGATCAGTTCCAACAGTTTCACCCGTAGGTGCAGCCTCAAAGAAGCCAGATGTGTAGTCAATTATAAGGCTCATACGTTACTCCTAAGAATACGTTACGCTATTAGATAATACCTTTGCAGACCAGCGTATATTGTGTGCGGCTTCACCAGTAACTGTTATTGATAAAGAATCATTGGTGTCGTCTGCCGACAGAGCCATACCCCAACTAGAAGAATTTGATATTACTGTTGTTACAGAATTTGCAAGACTTGTTGTCCCACCATCGTTTACAAGTAAGCCCTCAATTTTCCAAGAAGCATATGATTGCGCTCCGTTTTGAACTGCCGTTACTGTTCCATGAAAGGTAACACATGTATCATTTTTTGCATAAAGCTGGTTGCTAGAGGACGCCGCTCCACCATCTGTAGTCAACACAGTTGCAGTATCGTTAGTTGTGTCCGCTGTTAAAATAAATAACTCAGATATATCCCCAGCCGCAGCCGTGATAAACACCACCGCAGAGCCAGTTAAGCTCAACGCAGCGTCAGAGTTAGAGCTTTCGTCTACCGTGCGTGTAAGGGTTGTCCCAGAGGCTGTGTAAGTGCCTGAGCCAATCTCCCAGTCATCACCGTCCTCAATGACATAACGAACTACGTCACCGTTAGACACTCCCGCATCAGCAAAACTTTGATAACCAGTCTCGGCACTGCCAAGCGTTATTGTGCCAGTACCTGTCGTACTGGTGGACATCTTTGCCCGATTTACAAGAGTGACCATGTGTTAGCCCCTTACGCTGGATCAGGGATTTCGATATCTACCGCTGTTAGGCTAAATGTATTGCCTGATGTAACCGCTTGCGATGACGACAGAGAACCAGTTGCCAACAAGCGAGAGTTGCTTGTGTCAGTGATTGCAAAGTGTGTCGCTGTGCCTGTGCCAGTAACAGACGCACCAGTTACTGCACTCAGCGTGACCTTACGACCAGACGTGTCGCCGTCAGTAGGCGCTGAAATCGAAATACTTGTTGTATTACCCAACGTGTTAGTAGATGTCGCCGCTGCGTAAGTTGTTGGCTCTGCGCTGCAAATGTCAACGCGGTTTGCTTCCGTATCCAAAACGGTCAAGCCGTTGTCATATACGCGGTCTGCTAAAGTTGCCATTTAGTAACTCCTAATTTTCATGCGGCGTCCAGAACCGCCATATTTTGACTTATCGCTATCTACGTTAATACCATTAATTGCGTTTTGATACAACGATGCCCAAACTGTCGCCCTTGCATCCTCTGACAAGTAAGGCGCAGAGTGCATAAGCGCACCATACAAATACGCGTCAGGGTAATACTGCAAAACCCAGTTTGACGTATTTGCGTCGCTTAATGAAATGATTTTGCTGTAATAAATCATCTCCACGGTGTACTCGCCATCAGGCACAGGCCACACATTAATGCTGCCATCCGTAATCGCATATAACTGTGGACGACCAGATGTATTTGCAGTGCGCTGACGCTGATCCGCTAAGTTCTGCAAGTTACTTAACTCAAGCGTATATGTGTCACCGCTTGTAATTGCCATGCGGATTGGCTCGTAAAAATCACTAGGCAACTGCGTGTACTGCGTGTCAAGAATAGCCGTGCTGCGCTTTTCCATACGCCAGTGCCGAACATTGCGTGACATGTCAGCTTCAGCCAACGTGATAAAGTCAGGTATGACAGATGTTAAATCATCGCGGTTCAAAAAATCCGCAATGCTCGATTTAAGTTCTGCAAAGGTTGTAAGTGCCATCTACCATTTCACCTTGTTTGCCCAGTATGCCGCAGACATCTTGCCCTTGGCTATGTTCTTCGCATGACGCGCCTTAAACGACTTAGCGCGCTTTGTCATAGTTTTATCACCAGTTTTACCCTGCTGACCAAAGCGGATCGTCTTAACCTTGTCGCCGTCCTTAGCCACAACCACATGTGACTTAGTTGGGTGACTAGGAGTACGCTTGGGTTTATTATAACCCGATACTCCAGTACGACTAAGGCGGGGGTCTTTGGGCATTACATTCCCATCATTGCTGCAGCATTTGCAAGCTGCTCTGGTGTTGCGTTAGGAAAGCGCTGACGCAAAGCCTCCATTGCTCTGTACTTCTGAGTTTCCTCTGGCAGCATTGGCGCTGAGGGAAGCCCTACATCAAGCAAACTTGGAACTGCTGGAGTGATTAGAGAAAGCTGTTCATCCATAGGCACTTTTGGAGGCATTTCTGATGGACCTAAAAGACCTTGTGGGCTAAGAGCAGCAGTTGTTACACTGGGGCGAGGCAAGTCAACTTGAGGCATTGCTCCTGCAAACTCACCCTCATCACTAAAGCCAATGCCATACATGTCTTGATTTACAGGCTGGTCCATGACTTGCTGCTCTTTGCGAGAGTTAATCATCGCCTGAACCAATGGATTGCTTGTCCCTACTGGGGTCTCGTCAATGACTGAAGGGGTTTCTGCAGATGCAACGCTTTCCTTCAAAACCTCAATCAAAGCCTTTTTCTCATTTGTATCAGCCGCAATCCGCTCAACATTCTCCTGCGCCTGCATAGGTTTAGAAAAAAGATTACCCAAGATAGACAGCAAGCCACCGCCCTCAAAGCGATCACCTGACTGACCAGCGCCACCACCGTCAATCATATCCAACAAACCAGTAAAACGTGGGCCAGTTCCGTCACGCCCACCGCGCAATGCGTTCATGGCGCCAAGGCCAGCTAATAATCCTAAAGCAGTTCCAGCTTTCATTTTACGACCTTATCTTTTCTTCCCACTTATAACACTTAACTTGGGTGATTGTATATGTTGGATATTTTACCTGCAAAGAAGGAACCCCATTCTGCATAAAATCCGCTATACATTCGTTCTCATCAGCATACGCAGGTCCACCCACTGCAAAGCAGTAATTCTGAGCGCACAAAAGAACAAATGCAGTAAACATCACATCACTTTTTACCCTTCGACTTTTTCCAGCTTATTCTTGCTGGTCCTGTTTTCTTTTTAGCAGCAGCTTTAGCCGATGCAGACTTAGACTTACTTGCTGGGCGGCACGCAGGATAAGGTCTGCCAGCATCTTTTTTACCGCTTCGACCACATTTCTTACCCGTCTTAACATCGCGCCAATCTTCCTTAAACCACTTAGTAAGGCCACCTTTGGGCTTCTTAGCCATTACGCATACGTCCCGCCACGTTTTTTGTATTCACGCACCAGCCAACCATTTGCATAAGCAGAAGGATAAACCTTAAACTTCTTCTTAGCCTCTGCCTTAACCCGTGCGTAAAGCGCTGCGTTCTTAGGCTTTGGGCTGGATGACTTTTTCTTTGCAGGCATTATTTGCTGTGCTTCTTACCAAGGCACTTACCAGCACGTTTACACGCAGCTTTCATCGGGCAACCCTTGGGCGGTGAAAAAGACTTGGATTTCTTATAGGCCATAGCTAACTCCTTTTGCTGCAAACCTAACACATTATGCCAAACCACGCAAATTCCGTTTTATTTCGCCCCTCCAAGAGCTAAAGGCACCAGATAATG